ATAATCTTAAGGATCTCTTCATACCTGTCGTCTAAGACTTTCTGCTGCTGTGTCGATGTCATAGGAAGCGACCTTCCTTTACTTCTGAACACTTCCACCTAGTGGCTCTATATCCATTTAGGTATGTTGGTACTTCGCTGCCTATCTCTAAGGCTCTTGCCTTACATGCATTGTATGTCTCATAGACAACTGGATACTGGGTGTTTTCTAAAACCATGCATTGGTTAGGGTTAGTAATCATGCATACGATAACAGCTACCTTAAACATGTTGTCACCTATATAGAGTTAGTTGCTGAGTAAAAGTCGTTGAGGTCAATTGTTCCTGAGGTAGGCACACTGGCATTAACAGTTACTGTAATTGTTTTTGTAGAGGAGCTGTCTCCACCAAAGTTAAATGAGTTGTTAGACCAACCTGCACTTGTACCAGTAAATGACCCTGTAATCGTATCCCCTGCAGTCGCTGTGCAGCTACCGTTGTAATAGGCAGTACTGTCGTTAGATGTTAAGCCTTGGTTAATCTGCTCGGTGCCATTCTTATTTATTACGATTGTAGCTGTATTGGGATTACCAAATCCACCATAGTAGTATGCAAAGCTGTAGTTATATGTACCAGTCTTATCCACTGTAAAAGACCATGACTGGATGTTAGCTGCACCGTTGTCCGACCACCTAGAGTAACTAAATAAGTTACTGCCGTTAAAGTTTAAACCACTGTCAATACTACGGCCTGAGTTATTAGTGGTTGCTGAGGTAGAACCTGCAGTAGCCGTATCCGACAAACTAGAGGGAACGATACTACCACCACGATAGCATTCACTCAGGGCAATGGAACCAGTGTCACCAAACTCAGTACGAATGTTATCCATGGATATGGTACCACTAGACTGGATAGCCATTACAGGTACATCCTTCCTTGTGTGTATCTAATTCCTTCTTAAGCTCCTTAATGGATTCAATGAGTAGGGGTACTAACTTCTCATAGTGTACCGTCATGTATGTAGGGTCGATAGGAGCCTCAGCGATTACCTCAGGCATGATAGCTTGTACGTCCTGAGCAGAGACCCCTACCTCAACCTTATCTTCATAACCGTAATCTTGAGCTATCTCATTAGGTCTGAAGTAAAACCCATTAAGAGACATTACTTTGTCTAATGCTCCATCAATGGGTTGGATGTCGGTCTTAAGTCTCATGTCTGAGTAGTAGGCTGTCACGTTGCCTGTGGATCTAACTTCTGCAAAGGTAACCGTAGAGTTCGTAGCAACAGCCTGTCCTATAGATACCGTGGGTGTTGCACCCTCGGATCCTGAGTTGGCGACTGTAACTCCTGTACCTGCAGTTATACCTGCAACGTAGTTACCTGCTGTATGTGTACCGAGGGTAAGTCCTGAGCCACTGAGGCTGAGGTCACCGTTGATAGTCAATGTGCCAGTTACGGTTGCCCCTGAGGTACTGGCAGCTACTCTTGTTGTTCCGTTTGAATCTAGTAGTGAACTGGGGTCAGTGTTCAACTGGGTGTGGGTCGCTGTGACTGCACCAGTGATGTTGGGGAACGTAGCTTTAATGGTAGTTTTAATTAAACGTAAATGGTCATCGGCCTGTGCTAGGGCATCGGTGGACGTTGGGTTAGTAGTCACTAATCCATTGATATACGTTGAGCTTTCTAAGGCCATGGGAATTTCCTTCTCTCATCTAAAAGGTCGAACAACAATAACAACAACAACAAGGCTTTAACTCTTTTTTGAAATTAGTATTATTATTAGAGTACTGGGGGTCTAAAATCTGAAGTATGGTACCTAAATTGAACGACAATAACAGCTAAGTACTTGATATATATAGATATCTTAGGTCAACAGACTAGTTATCTGATTACGATATAGTACCTATGTATCTAAGACATTAGACATTATCTGAAGATTGTTCGTAATAGGTATATTTAAGGTCGTTGAAAATAGGGATCTCACTTGCATATTTACTCAAGTTCTATCTCTAGTCTATCCAATGTATTACCAGTGATACACCTCTATATATCCTGTCTACCGTTGATATCTCCTAAGGGTGGACACAATTGGATCTATAGACTACTAAAGTATCAATTAGTGTCTAGTGACAAGACATTAGTGACCCCTTGATAACCTGTTACAATAGTATACATTAGTACATGTGAACTGCTTAGAGATAGCCTGTGTTACCTTGCTGTAGCAACTTATAGTTGGCATTCTAACCAGTTCACACCCTTACTTCATGTTATCGATGGTACTCTTATCTTATCCAGTAGCCTAGCCTCATGCTCCTCACGCCTCTTAGGAATGACTGTTTGCATGTAGGCTATTTGCTCCTGACTACTCATGGATGACCACCTACTTATTTCATGTAATGTCCTGTGACAGGCACTGCATCTACCGATCTCAGTGTCTATCTTACATACATGTTCACAGGGTGAGTTAGTCATTAGACTATTTCACAGGCACCACCGACACAGGCTAGTTCCTGAGATCCTATGGTGTTATCCTGTTCCTCATACTCACTCAGCTTAGACCAGTCGATATCCCTTGGCATAGCCTGAGACATGATGTCATACTCAGACTGGTCACAGTCCTGATAGGGAGCCTGTTGGTAGGTATGGTCACTGAAGGGAAGGAACGACACACCACTCATCCAGTCGAAGTTCAGGTAAACCCAAGCACCTACTGTTAGCCACTCATGCTCCTTCACTGACACAGTGACTGATGGCTTATGTTCACACCAGTGCTTTTGGTATGTTAGCCACAGCTCTAGCTGATCTACTGCAGACTTATCAGTCCTGAAGACTGCATTGCTAGGTGCTTCCATAGGGAAGGTGAACACTGTAGTATTGTCAGGGTTCATCACATCGTCCTCAGCAGGTATGCCTTGGTCTACCATTAACCTAGTCAGTGGATCCTTCTTATCACCTCTGACTGTTCTTAAGTAGTAGGGGTTGTGTCTTGCATGTATTCCTGAGGCAGCGTCAACTAACTGACTAACAGTACCTGAGGGTTTGACACATGTTATAGCCACTGACTGAGGTATGCCGATAGCCTTACTGAACTCAAGGTTAGTCTTTACAGCCTCTTCCTTTAGCTCCTGTAGCAATACATCCAGTCCACCATGGCTGCCGTTAGTCAGGCTGTTATCCATGATACCAGTTAACGACACACCCAGTAGTCGTTCCTCTTCACAGTTCTTCTTCCATTCACTGGAGACATACCTGAAGTTAGTCAGGGTAGACTGTATTGTACCTATGATGGTAGCCAGTCTAACCTTCTTCAGGAGTGTCTCTTTAGTATCAGTAGGACGTATGACTACCTCGGATAGGTTACAGAACTCACGGTCTCTTAGTATGATCTCAGAGCAGGGGTTTGTACCGAACTCGTGGTTGTCGATATCTCTACGACCTGAGGCATCAGCCATCTTGTTAGCTGACTCCCTGTTGAAGATACCACGTTCACCTGACTTAGATTCATATAGTGACTTCCACTCATCCATGAATATACCTATGTCAGGCTTTTCAGTGTAGACTGCTGAGTTATTAGCTAGGGATCTTTGCTTGTTAGCATTCCACCATTCACCTGACTTAGCATGTCTCATACGGTCATCCGATAGGTTAGATAGGCTAATTAGAGCTGACCTTCTGACACCACCAACAACCACTACCTCGGCTATCTTACATACAATGTCATGGCACTCAACTGAGTTTAGCTTACGACCTGCAGCATTCTTTATTACCTGCACAGTAAAGTTAAACAGGTTTACCAGTGGTGCCGATCCTGAGGCTCTACCACCGAATGTCTTTAGTGGTGACCCTGCAGGTCGAACCAGTGAGACATCCCACTCAGGTATCTGACCTATGTATAACAATCCGATTAACTCCTTGTAGGCCTTTGCCCAACCTAGCTTACTATCCTTAACCTTGATAACTGTATCACTGTTGTAGAAGGCCTCAGCAACCTTAGGTAGCTTGTTTACATTCTGTCTTTCGACACTAAAGCCGACACCAGTTCCATTCATCAATACATATAGTATCTCATCGAATGCCTGTAGTCTGTTAATTGCAACATAGCTACAGTTATAACCTGCTATGTTCTCCTTCTTCAGTGCCTCACCTGCTGTCATAAGGCATCGCATGGATGGCATTACACTCAGGTTCATGACAGCCTCATGGAGTTCATCCATAACCAAAGGAGATGAAAAGTTATGCTGCTCCATGAGGTGTTCATTAAAAAACTTAAAGTATCTGTCTACAGTCTCACTCCAGTTCTCACGTCTTCCCTCTTCAGGTAGCCAACGTGAGTATCGTGATAGATGTATAAACTGCTGATATAATGATGGTAGGTAATTACTTAATTGCATTTGGTTCTTTTCCCTCTAGCTGATTGATCCTCATTTCGCAGTAACGAATTGCCTTTTGAAGATCAGTGATTTCTGATTGTGTTTCGTCTTGATTGTCGTAGGTCTTTAGACCTGCTCTCATGACGTACTTAATGATGTTGCCCTTCCAAAAGGACAGTCCATTCTTCATGATGAAACTAACTGGCTCTATCTTGAATGCCTCATAGTGTGAGGGTTTAGTTATGAGGCTATCCATGTAGACTGTGTCACTTTGTTCACTAGCCTGTTTAGCCTTTACTTCTTTCATTTTCATTTTCATGTACTCCAAATGTCTCATAGTCTCTTAGACCCATGTTTGCGTTGATGCTCGTGGAGTAAGTGACAGTATTTGTTGTAAAAGTAGGATGATGACTTGTTTAATATTTTGAAAAACTGGAAGTAGATGTTCATCTTTAAGGTGTCCATAACTTCACCTCTTTCTTATCGTAATCCCAGTCTCCTGACCTGAGTATCCGAGCTAACCTAGCCTGAGTTAATGCCTCTTCCTTGGTGTAACCTGCCTTCAGATAAGCAGCCTCTACAGCTCCCCAGTGAGGCCTTGCACCTAAGATAACCTCAGCCTTTTTTATGCCAACTCCTGACAGGCCTTTGTAGCCGTCAGTAGAATCACCAGTTAATGCCTGAGTAAGGAAGTTCTTGTCAGCCTCTTGTTGGCTTATGTCTAGAGATTCACCACTGATAGGACGATACAACCTAGTTGGTATAGTCTTCATGTCCTTGTCGTCACTGACTATGATTGTCGTTGAGTTACTCTTGATACCCATGACATCGTCAGCCTCTAACTTAGGCATTGTGGCTGTACGGTAGTTGTCTCGGCACCAGTCAATCATGTAGGCATAACCAACTGGCTTACGGATCTTACGTCTAGCTGACTTGTAGTCAGGATGCAGTGACTTCCTGAAGTTTTCCTTATCTGAGAAACACAGGGTAAACCAGTCAGCTCCACACTGCTCGACATAGTCCTTTACAAGTTTGTCGAAGTTATTCTTAGCTGCCTTCAGGTCACTGGTTAACGACCATACATCGTCACCCCAGTCGGTCTCATCCTCAGTAGCTGCTAGTATTCTGTAGAGATACAAGTCTCCATCAACTAATGCCATCATAGTGGTCGTTCTCCTTTAAGTAATCGACACCGTGGTCAGTGGCTAACCAGTGTTTGCCCCAAGTAATGTCATCTATTTTCATTGTGATCAGGCCTTCACTGGCACATATACCGACCAGTTCAGGGTAGTTCCTTGCTATGGTGCCTCTTGTCGTGAAAGGCTTTGTCCATGCATTCCAAATAATAAAGCAGAGACCAGTGACGGCCTCTGCTGTTTTTTTATCGAGTTCCTTCTCTGCCTTAGTGAGTTTCAGACCAGTTACTTCCGATTGTGTACTCCGAGGCGATTGGGATTTTGAATTTGAAGAACTCACCTGCTTCTTTCGCCATTCTT